AAAATCTATCGATATTACAATCATTTATTCCTTTATAAGTAGCATTTGGAAAATCTGAATAATTTGCTATTTTTGCATTAGGATTAATAGTAAATTGCGAAACATATCCACCTCTATTTTTTGCAAAATCTTCAGCTACATTTTTACTTGTAGACATATATCTTCCATTTTCTTTACCACCCCTATATACAGTTATTTCAGAGTTTTTAGGTTTAATAATCTTGCTCTGGGGTAACTTTCCAGGAATCACTACATTCTTGTCAGTTCCTAGATAGTCTATATTCTTTCCAGCGGGGAATACTTTTATTGCGGGCTTAGTGGTCTGTCCTGGAGCGGGAAGAGAATATGGGAGAGCGGGATTAGTTTTTACTCCAGCAGCTCTTTGCGATGCTCTAAGTTCTTCAGGTGTCTGTTTTGTTGGTAGTACCGCTCCTGATTTTACCTCTGGGGCTTTTGCGGGAATGAAGCTAGGAGGTGGTAATAATTTCCTAGATTCTTGGTCTAATTTCTGCTTCCTAAGCCATTCTACTGTCTTAGTAAATGATTGAGGGTTTGAAGCCTTGAACTCTCCTAGAATAGCCCTTTTGATAGGATTGGCTATCTCATTAGATAGAATCAATTGACCGACCATGTTTCCAGTCAATGCTCCAATAACTTTACCAAAGGCACTTGTCCCATAAGTTCCACCGATAGCGGTAGTGACATATTTCAAAAGTCTTCCTCCCTTGATTGTATTTCCATTGATGTCCTCTAGGAACTTAGATGATTCTAAAATATCCCCGATATCTCTATTTAACTGAGCTACATTTTCATTTCCAGCCTCTTTGGCTCTTTTCTCTATTGTTTCCTGGAGAGATTTTGCGATTGCATACTCACTATCTTTTTTAAGGATGTCTGCATCCATCAATCCCTTATTAGCAAAAATATTATCCCACCTTGCTGATTTTATTTCGTCTATCTTCGTAAGCGGTACATTTCCTTCTGGATAGTTTTTCCTAAGTAAATTGAACTCGTTTATTATTTCCTTTTCCATCTTATCGAATCTTCCGCTATCTACATTTCTTTGGGTTTTTGCTTTTGCTATTGCTGCTTGTTCTAGTTCATCGAAAGAAACTGGAGCGGTAGAGAGTTCTGCCTGTTTCAGTGCCTCCTTATTCTTCTCTACTAAAGGAGAGACTGATTTTCTTAATTCATCTGCTTGAGCGGCTGTATCTATCTTAGTTCCAGATACATTAGGAATAATTCTTTGTTCTGCTAATAACCTCATCGGTGTCTTTCCAGAAGTTCCAGCCATGTCAAGAGCTTCAGTCTTTGCTTCAGTCTTTGATAACTTCTTCATTCCTGGTTTAGTTCCGCTAGCAATATTGATATATGTCTGTTCAAGCTCATCTACATTCTTGGCAATCCTCTCTGGTGTTCTTACCGATTCAATAACATTTGGAACTACCTCCTTAGCTTTAGTAACTGTAGTTTCAGCAGCTTCCTTAGCCACCTTTCCAACAGTAGGAGCTGTTTCTAATGCTCCCTTAGCAGCTTTTCCTCCGAATCCTAAAGTAGCTACATCAAAGACATTTCCTAGACCTTTCTTTATTTCTGGTGTCATTCCTGGAATAGATTCTACTCCAGAAGATATAGCACCTGAGACTGCTGATATCGCTTCTCCTGCTGGTTTCTTTACCTCTTCTGGTATTATAGCACCCAAAGGAGAAATACCAGCTCCAATAACATCTCCACCGAACCTTGCCGCTTCTCCAACGACATCTCCAGCGGCTTGAAGTGTAGATAAACCGTAAGCCAAAGGACTACCTCCTGCTTTTTCTGCATAAGTAGGTATCTTTGCAATCGATTCTCCAGCCAATTTTGCCCTCTCCTGAGCTGCTCCTACTACCTTTTCAGGTATTTGCACTATCCCCTCCCCCATCTTCTCCCAGAATGGCTTATTTTGGGCTTTTGGAGAGGGTAGGGGAGTGCTTTTATCCTCTTCTTCTATAGATTGAAGGAGACTTTTTTTGGCAGGAATATTTTTTTTTACCGCAGAAGGGAAAATATTAGAAGGAACGGACTTTTTATTCAGTCCTTCGTCTTCTGCTAGTATTTCGTCTAATAAAGCCATATTTTTATCCTAAATTTGATAATACTTTATTTACATAAGCAGGAGTATCGTATGCTACTCCAAAAGCATTTACACCTTTCCAATTCTTCCAGGCATCTGGTCTTCCTTCTCCTGCGTTCCACATTGAAGCAATTTGTTTTGCATCATAACCTTTATCTATCCATTGTTGCACCTTAAATAATGCTATCTTATCTTGATTTTCTGGTGTCTGTCCTGATATTGGTTCTCCTGTTTGTATAGTGTATTCTTTCGCATAAGCATTAAATGTTGCTGGCATAAATTGATATGCTCCAGTCTCTCCGCTTAATCCCTTAGCTCCATAGTTTCCGCTACTTTCTGTTTTCTTTATAGCGTTAACTATTGATTGAGCATCAGACGAGGCTGTAGGTGTACCGCCTCCACCATTAGTATTTCCCGATGAAGAAGTCTGTAGTTTTTCTAATACTCTATCGTATCCTTTTCCTTCCATGTCTGTTCCTTGATACTTGTTGTTAAGCTCAATTATTGTCTGTCTAACTTCGTCTGCTGATACTCCAGATTGTTTTCCTAGACTTATAGCCTTATCGAGTTTGAGACCGTCTTGAATCTTCTGTAACTCTTTCTTGAAAGAACCTTCGTCTACATTGTAACCAGTGATATTTCCTTTATCATCTTTGACAGCCCATGTACCAATCTTAGAGGCACTATCAGACAGTAACTTCAGCTCTCCTTCAGACAATGCTCCGAATGTAGCACCTTGAGCTTTTGCATTAATAAGTTTATCAAGGGTCATCTCTTTGACTAACTGTTCTACTCCAGCTATAAAGTTTTGAGTCTTACCTTGGAATCCTTCTACAGCTCCTAGTCCAGATAATGCTCCTCTGTCAATTGTTCCGACAGCACTTAGTATTCCGCTATCTCCTTTAAGAAGATTATCAATCTCGGAAATCTTAGTATCGTTAGCATAAACTTTAGCAGTAGCTCCAGCACCTCCAGATGCCTCGTATGGTTTTACTTCTCCAGTTTTAGAGTTTACTAGCCCATTTACATCTTTGTTGTATGACCAATCAGCAGCTTCTCCTTTAGGTTGTACTAACCAAGTCTTTGTGTCCATATCGTACAGTCCGCCATCTACTTCCTTAATATTGTTGTACTGCTTTTCTGGGTTATCGAGCTTGTACTGTTCGACAGCTTTCTCTACTCCTATCTTAGATGTTTCTGCTCCTAGTTTTCCTGTCTCAGCAGTTATTCTTCCTGTCTCAGCTGCTAACTTTAATCTCTCCGCCTCAGCCTTTGCCGCTTCCGCCTTTACCTTATCATTAGCAATCTTAGCTATATTGTATTGAGCTAATATATCTCCTTTAGAAACTCCGAGAGACTTAGCATATTCTGTCAAATCTTCTTTTGATAGGTCTATTTCGCTAGCGATAGCACTATCTACAAAACTCTTAGTGTTTTGCTTCCTTGTCTCTCCTTTAGATTTTATGTAATCTACTAAAGCCTTACTACCTTCTGCAAAAGCATTTTTTCTAGCGTTATAAGTTGTCTCTCCAGTTGTTCTTGCTTCAGATAATAGTTTTTGTCTCTTCTCTTCGAAATCAGACCTAACCTTATTTACATCTGACATTCTCTGTCTTTCTATATCACTTATTATTCCTTGCTGAATAGTCTCTCCGCCTACCTGCCCGAGCATACCAGTATTTGCAAGTAAAGCCCTAGAACTACCTAAGCTCCTTTCTTCTTTTTTCTGATAGCTTCTTTCTAGGTCAGCTAATTGAGCTGCTTTAGCTACATCAAGAGCATCAATCTCTCCTCTGAATTGTCTTAGGACTTCCTCTCTTGTCTTTGCCTCATCTGGTGATTCTTTTGGATAAATACCGATAATATCTTTTTGAGCCTTATCGATTGCTATCTGGTCTTCAGTAGGGGAATAGTCTAGTCCTAAGTCAGCTAAAGTCATTTTTGATACTTTTGGCTGAATTGTATCTGTCGCTGTGGTTGTCTCTGGTATAGTTTCTGTAGTAATAGCTGGTTTTTCTGGAACAGTAGCAGTTTTAACTTCTGGGAGTGGAGTTACTCCTTGACTGACAGTAGACTTTTTAATATTACTAGATGACAAATTATCCTGATTAAAATCATTTTCCGCCTGTGTCTTTGTTCTATCGTAAGCAGGATTTGGGATAGAAGCGAAAGGGTTGTTTGGGTCTTGTATATATTTTGGTATTGGCATATTTTTATATTGCTACTGAAAACTCTGGTAATGATATTGTGTCGACCAAATTTGTTGCACTTCCTGACCCACCTAATCCAAAATTAACTAGATTTCCATTTGGAACATTAGTTGTCCTAGTATCTTTTAATACTCCGTTTACATAGAACCTACATTCTCCAGCTGCATCTACTTCAATTCTATATCTATTCCATGATGTTAAAGTTATTCCTGTAATTTCAGTTACGGTAGAATTAGTTCCATTAGCTACATGAGAATAAAGTTTTCCATCTGGAGCTATAGAAAATTCAGCACAGTCGTATGTAGTTTCATTATATGCTCCATAAAAACCTTGTAAATCATTAAATCCAGCCTTTACCGTATTAGTTCCAGTAGAATTTAATTTCATGAAAAATTCTACAGCAAAGTTCTTAGTAGCAAAATATAGAGGTGTAAATTGTCCATTATAAACAGCAGCAGCACTATAGTTATTAGAAGATGAAACTGTCCTTGTTGCATAAAATGTATAGCTAGTAATAGCAGCGTTACTATGAGAAAAGCTTGAAAAAGGTAGCTGATAGTTCCACCTTGTTTTATTAGTTGTTGCTTCTCCTAATCCAGAATATTTATCTAAATTAGAAGCTAGTACTCCAGTTAAATTAGCACCACTAATAGCAGGTAAATCTCCTTCTAGCTTTGTTGCATCAATTTTTCCATTTGATTTTAGCCTATAAACCTTATTAGCGGTAACCGTAGTAATCGTAACACTTGCCCCCGCTAGTTCTCCAGTAAGTGACTCTGCAACTACGATTGCACCCGCTGCTACAGATACAATAGTGAATGTTCCGTTGTTTGACGCTGAGCCTGAAACTACGATACTATCTCCCGCTCTGAAATTAGATGTAACAAATCCTGAACCGCTATCTCCGATTGTCTTTGTTCCTGCTGTAAATGAAATAGTTCCTGCTGTTATAGTAGAATAGTTCGATGTATCGTTCTCTGTTACGAATTTATTTGTCGTGCTTGGTGTTCCGCTTGTACCTGGTAGTGCATCATTCTCTGTCTGTGTTGGCACTCTATCATCATTATCTCCTACTGCGATTGGTGTTACTGGGTCTGCGGCTGCCTTACTTAACCTAGTCAGACCGAAAGTAGCTTCAGTAGCCTTAGGACTTCCTGCGATAGCTGTATCGTCTACATATTTTACAGTAGCGAACTTATTACTTCCAGCAACTAGAATTGGATTTCCATCATATCCAAGAGGTACATCAGCATCAAAATCTGAAGTTCCGTCTAAAAGATTAAGAATGGCTTTCATTATAGCCCAGTCTGTAACTGTGATAGTAGCCCCTACTCTATGTTCTCTTACTACACCTACTGAATCTACTCCTAGCCTAGAAATACTCTTTATATTAGTCAAATCAGCCCCTCCGCCTACTTTTGCAGTTAGAGTAGCCATTATATGCTCCTTCTGAGAACTATCTCCATCTATAGTGAAGAAATAATTCCCGTTTGGAATAGTATCTCCATCATCGGTCAAGATAGATTCTATAGAGCATGCTTCTTCTGTAGCAAGTATTTTAGAGTTTAATTGTGTTCTAAAATCTGCTACTATTTTTCCAAGAATTAACATATTTTTTTAGTTATCGGTTGATAATCCGTCTAAAGATACATTCTGTTTTTGACGGTACTTTTTAGGTATTCTATTCTCGAAAGATAATATATCTACATCAGTCGATGTTTTTATATCAATATATCCAATTCCTTTAGCGATATATTTTATAACTCTATTCCTAAACTTTGGACACTTCATTTTTATTTCGCATAAGTAAGGATAAGCTTCTACGAAATCATCTCCTCCTAGCTGTGAACTTCCTAGCATATTGCTTCCTATTGATTGAGAAGATGCGTAATCTACATAAGCTCCTGAACCTACTACAGTTCCTACAAGTTCGAATCCAGAATTGTCATAATCAATATAAATCTCTAAAGCCTGGTCTGGGTCTATCAATCCTTGCAACATTAGCTTCCTAAATTTCTTTAATCTATTAGAGCTGTAATCTTCTTCTTTTCCTATCCAATAGTTATCAATTATTACTCCATCATCATCGAAACCATCAAATATCTTGTAAGTGTTCATTGTCAGCGGATGACCTGCGTAGATATCTCCTCCTTCTTTTGCAAAAGTCCTGGCTCTGAATTTTAGGACATCCACCGTTCCATCTACTATGTCGCACAATAATATTCTATCATTGCTCGTGCTTCCATTCAATCTACAAGCTATCAATATATAATTATCGAATACTTCCATGCATGCATCTGAATAATCGAATAGGCTGAAATCGAAATGGGTCAATAAGTCGGTCGGCTCTACTTCGTTTCCTAGCTCATTTCTTTGAAGAATAGTAAGAATCGGTTTTTCTTCATTGGCAGTATTTACAAAAACTATTCCTTTAGAAGAAGATATTGATGCTCTGAAAAAAGGAGTTCCTATTTCTCTACGATATACATTATTATCAAAAGACGCATCATCTGGAGCTATATCTAATTTATAGGCTGACTTTTCCTTTAGAGAATAATAAGCTCCGTCTTGACCTATTAGGACATTTACAATCTTATCACCTCCTATATCTTGAGATATTATATTTCCTGTTCCCTCTACTCTTGGTAATGAGAAAGTAAAATCTGTTATACCTTTACTGTTTGAGTTCTCGTATTGGTATGTAACACTAGCATTTCCATATATTGTCTTGAAGTATAAGTCTATTGTTGCTATTGCTGTCCATCCGTCAGTTACATTATAGTATTTAACCGAACCGCTAGCATATCCTCCCGCACTATTTGCTCCCAGGTTTGGATGGTTAGAAGTATCAGCAGAAGTGTATGCTCTTAACCAGTAATCAGTAGTAATTCCTACTGTTATCGCAGAAGTAAATAATGCTTCGAACTCTCCGATTGGCAGGGCATTATATGTCGCTATTGGAATAGTAACGCTTGCTAGGACAGTAGATGATGGAGAACCTGCATTGTCTGCCACTACATCAATAGTTATTGCTCCTACTGGTGTTCCAGTATTAGCTTTCTTATAAAGCCTTACTCCGCCTAGTGCTGTCTTTGATGGTCTAAACTTCTGAGCTATTATGAAGTATTTTGTCGTTGCATCAGCCTCACCGAAAGCGACAGCAGTATCTTGAGTTGTCTGCTGCTGGTCTACCAATAAGGTAACTGCACTATTGAAAGTAATTGAATATGCTCCTGTAATATAATTGATAGTTCCAGTTCCTCCTAGCGAGCCAGTAAGAGTTCCATCTCGGTTATCTTTGAATGTCTCAGTTCCTCCCGCTGTGTTTGCTGTAATCTCCAAAGCGAAGCAATTAGCGATAGCTACAAGAGACTTAAAGTCTAAAGTTCCGACATAGGTAGTTCCGCTTCCCTCGAGAAGCTCCCCTGTAATAGTAGTGTATGTACTAGAATCTTGTCCATCAATCCAAGATACTCTAAGAGATGTCTTAGTAACATCTGAACAATCCCACATTAGCATCCTACTCTTATCAATTAATATCTTTCCCTTGTCGTTAGTTCCTTTGACATAAAGAGATAGGTAGTCTGTAGGATTAGCGGTATTAATCTTATAAAGACCGTCTACTCCGCTTATAATCAAAAAGTTACCAGCTAAAGATGAATAGTTGGCAAATGAATAATCTGAATCGGCAGTTAATCCAGTAATGACATCTACATAAGAAGACCCGTTCCAGTATTGAATTTTTGTTCCTATTTTCCTATATCTCACTCTCTCTCCGCTTGTCTTGTAGGTATAATGCTCTCCGTCATTCCTTCCGATTCCTCCTTCAGTTCCTATCAATTTCCTTCCATGAGATAAGGTTATTTTTCCATTTCCAGTAATCCAATTCATGCTGTCTTGAGCGGCATTAGTAGGTATCTCCGATGCTGGCTCTTGATTGTATATTCCAGCATTAAATTTTTTTACTTCGTTGTCCATTATGCTAGGTTTGCGTTATAAAGTGATAATTTACCGAACCACTCTTGATACTTTAATTCCTGCTCTTTGGTGTAAGCTCTATCCTTTTCGAATAGTGATATGATGTAAGAGTCTCTGGCCATCATGTGTACCAATATGTGCCAGTAAGAAGAAGGAAAGAATGGGACTATCGGGGTAGGTGTTGTTGCTATAATAAGTTCGCTAGGTATCTTGCAATAGTCGAACTCGTATGTAAATTCTACTGGAGTGTAAGAAAAATATATCTTTCTGTTCTGCATATCAAGATAAGCATATCCGCTCATGTTCCTATAATTTCTTCTTTCTGAAAATGGAACTACTGAATATTCTTCTAATTGAGAACCAACATATATCTTCCATTTTCCTCCATTATCATCCCTCTCTGCGAATGACATAAAGTCAGTAGGAAGAGTAATGTAATAACCGATTGAATCTGATAGGATATTTCCTGATGCTCCCTTCTTCAATTCCTCCCATGGTCTATCAGTAGCAAGCAACATGTAGTTCCTATTCAAAATACTCAGTTCCTCTGAAGATGATAGCTCAGAACTGTCGTCTACTTCTAATTCAAAAGCTGTTAGTATTTCTTGTACTGTGTTCATATTTTTATATTCTTACTACTACCCTTTATAGGGCAGTATGTAAAATTACAAAGATATTTCGATGTATCTTACGGTAACAACGACTGTACCAGCGGCAGTTCCAGGCTGTGTGAAAGCTGAAGCGGCTACTAGGTTCAATCCCTTATTAGCTGTCAAGTTTGTTGCTGTGGCTGCTAATGGAACGAATTGGACAATCTTATCTGCGGCAGCTCCTAAAGAGTTTGCTGCTGAAACTACTCCAGTTAAAGCTGAACCTCCGTTTGAATTTACAGTTACATTTCCACCTGCTGTATAAGCGGCTGTGTCGTAATCGTAATCTAAGATTGCATCTAAGAACTGGATTGCCTTAGTTGCACCTGGGTCTGCTACTAGGACTACTCCTGAAGCATGACCTAGCTGACCAGCGGCAGTTCCTACGATATCTGCTGCTGATATAGTTACTTGCTTTGTAATGACTATTGAAGCAGGTGGCAAATCGGTTATAGCTAGCTCCCATGATGGAACTGCTACAGTACCTTTATTGATATAAAGATTACCAGTAGTGGTGTCTTTCATTTCGCATCCGATAGCGAACTTTGATGCTGTGGTTAAAAGATTACCTTTCGAGTCACATCTATTGATGTATCCAAGCTCATCCTTTTCATAGATTAGAACTCCTGGCAATGATGGGTCTGTTTGTCGCATAGTTTTTTTTCTTTAAGTTTATAAAAGGAGAGCCTAGTTTTTTAGGCTAGGCTACTCCAAAAAGGTTAGGAAACCTTAACCCATACATCCAAGAACTTCCTAGCACCATCGATGAAGACCTTAACACCTGCTAAGTAATTAGCAAAGATGTTAGATGACCTTCTGTCGGAATTTTCTCTGATGTCTACTTCTGTTAAGTCCTGGACTACTAAATCGATTCCTTCTCCTTGAACACCATAGTAGCAGTGAATGAAGTTTGCTGTCCAAGCATCTGTTCCATCAGTAAAAGTCTCAGAAACAGCTAACCTACCAGAACCTGTACCAACGATAGTCATTGTGTTTGCTGTGTTATCGTTAGTTGCTGCAATCCTTAATGTCTCGCTAATCTTTTTGATGTTAGCTGCTGACAATGCTACTCCGTTAGCAGTAGTAGTAGAAGGAGAGTTAATCAATGCTGCCAAGTTTGCCCTAGCTACATCAGCTGAACCTCCAATCAATACATTACCTGCGACTGCTCCAAGAACAGTCTTGAAGGTGAATGTAATTCCGTTAATAACTACTGTATCACCATCTGTAGGCTGTGTTGCCATAGATAATACAGCTTCACCAGTCAAGTTTTCAGATGTATAAATCCTTCCCATTGCTAGTTTACCCTTGTAACCATTAGCAAAGATGTTGGCTGCGTTGTCAGTAGCCTTTGACTGTAGGTACTGCTCAATTAGAGCTAGAGCTAAAGCATCACCGACAAAACACATTGTGTATTCTTCGATATCAATATCTGCTCCTCTTAGCTTAGCCATCATCATCGAACTCATCTTTGGAACATTAGTTGTGTTAAGTTCCATTGGGACTCCAGTTGAAATGAGGTTAGTCAAATCACCTGTGTCAAATGTCTGGTAAGCGTTCTTAATTTCCTTTAGGACTGAACCGTCAAGGTGAACTCTTATTTTCTTACCAAGCTGAGAACCGATTTTCTCGATTGGCTTTAGGTTACTAGCCTGCTTTACATCGTCATCATGGATACCTACTGCTGTTTCGAAAGATAGGTTAACTGTCAAGAACTCAGAACCGTCTAAAACATCATCGATTGTAGATGCTGAATTTTTTACAGTTGCCCTTACACTTACATTGGAAAGGTCAAGATATGGTCTTTCAATACTTTCACCATACTTTAGTTGCTCCTTCCATTTTGTTGAACATATCTCTGGACTTACTACTTTCTTGTAGAAATCTTCCTGATATGAGTTACTTACTACCTTATTAAATTTGGTTAAAGACATTTTGTTAAGAGCGGTCTTCTAATTTATCTTTTCTGCTCTCTTGCTCTATTTTCATTATAAATCTTTTTTGTGGAAGGGTCATCAAGAACTTTATTCAAGTAGTCAATATCTGTCTCAGCCCTTTTCATATCTACAGCAGGATTCAATTTCTCTCCTCCTGGAGTGTATGATTCTACTGGCTTCTTTTCTCTTACAACTACTTTACCGTAAACTTTCTCGAAGATGTCCTCTAAAGACTTATCTTTATTTTCAGGTCTTAGGGCAAGAGCTTTTATGACATCCTCATCTGCAATATTTGCAAACTCTGGCATTTCTTTAAGAGCATTATTATAATGTTCTTTGAATACCTTGTCGAATGTCTCTTTCTTCTCCTTTTCCTTGAAAGGTCTTAGCTTCTCTTCAAATTTGGCTTCTGTATCAGCTTTTATGGCTGATGCAAGCTTTCCTACGAAGTCTTTATCGACATTGTACTCTTCCGCTAGCTTGTCGATGCTATCATTACCTTCCCTCTTACTTATCTCGCCACTATCAATCTGTCTCCTAAGTTCAGCGATTTCGTTACTTAGCTTAACATTTTCGTTCTTATGTTTTTTAGCTTCGTTCTTCTGCTGAATGAATACAGATTCTGGAACTGTCCTTGAAGGTTTTGATTCTTCTAAGATGTTCTCAATAGTTGGCTTCTTGTTTTCTACCACTATCTGTTCTTTATTATCCTCCTGAACTGGAGCGTTTTCTATTACCTTATTTTCTTCTGGCATAGATGAGACCTTATTAACGCAGTATGGCACTTCGGAGCATTATTCTCCTTTCGGACAAGTCGCTCGCACTTGAAAACTGGATTCCACCAGCGGTTGTTACTTATATTATATACCTACTAAAATACTTGTCAAATTATAATAGGCTATTCCCCACCATCAAAAGATACCAGACCGCTAAGTTAAATACCAGTCAATGATGGGGAATAACCCACTATGGGCTATTCTTTCTCTTCTTCAGAATCAATTGATTCTAAAATTTCTTCTATTACCTCTTTATTTGTTTTTGAGTTCTTGAATAATCTTAGCAATTCAATCCTCTCGTTCATTCTTGCTATAACCGATACAAGCTCATCCCTACTCATATCCTTATAGTTTCCTAAAGAAACAATTGAAGAACATGCGTCTTGCTTTATAAGAGAAATTATTTTCTTTCCTCCTTTGCTTTCAGCTACTTTAACAATCTCTGTATATTGACCCCAGTCTTTCTTCATGCTTTCAATTTTCTCTTTGTCTTTTTCCATAAGATTATATCTTTAGCTTTGTATTCTCCTTTATTTCGTCAGCTAGTCTAGTAAGGTAAGTAATCTCATCGTTAAGCTCACCAAGTTCTTTATTCAGCTGAGATTGAACTACTATCTTTTCGTAGCATGCACTAGCAGCTCTCAGTGTCTCTACGCTCATATCTTTTAGCTCCTTATTAGAAGACACGATGATATCTTGCTGAGACTTTAGTATTCCGATATTGCTCTCGGTCTCTATCTTCTTTTTCTTGTAATACTCTAAGTCGCTTAGTATCTCAGAAAATTTGAATATCCTTACGAATCCACTTACTTTTATAAGAGTATTTTCTGGAGCATCTTTATTCTCTTCGAAAATTTCGTAACTAAGCTTTCCTACTTCTTCTTCTCTTTGTTCTTCTACTTCTGGCATCTTTTTTTAAGTTAATTGTTGCTCTTCTTGAGGAACAGGGTTCGACACTCCTGCTTGTACTCCTCCCTGAACAGGTGGTAATGCTTGCTGTTTTATCATCAAGTCCTTGGCTTCATTCTTAGTAACTATAGGAGTTATCTTTAACACATAATCCTGAAGCATTTTGAATTGGTTGGAGTCTATTTTTTCTGCCTGGTCTTCCATGTAGTCTACTATCTTCTTCTTGTAGGCATTGTTAGCTCTCCTATTAGGCTTTACTTCTTTACCGCCTATGATATCTTCAATGTCTCTTGAACATTCAGACATAAGCTTTGCATCTCCGTACTCACTTGTATCTAATAATGACTTAGTTTCGTCTTCAGTGAATCCAGCAGCTCTTGCTCCAAGTTCATAAGCCTTCTTTTGATTCTGGACTGCATTTAGAATATTTCTTTCTAAGAACTGAATCTTAGTTCTTTGCTCTATAGCCCCCTTAGTAGCTTCTGAGTCGGCTGATTCTACTTTTATGAGGAAATCATCACCTTTCTTGAAAAGGTCTCTCCTAGATATCTTTTTAACCTCTACACCATCTTCTCCGATTATCTCTACAGCTTGCTTAGTACTAAGATTTGTTTTTACTCCCAGCTGATAGAGCATCCCGAGCCTTTGGTAAGAATCTCTATACCTGTCTCTTATTAGCCTGAATCTGTCTGCTATAGCCTGAACATTTCCTTCGTATATTCCTACCTTTCCGTCTTCATCTGCTACCCCTGCGGTTGCATCGGTTACCCCAGATGCTTTTTGAAGGATTGATTCTAAAATATCATAGACCTTGATAGGAGTATCAATAGGAGGTGTTACCATAGGCTTATAAGCCTTATTGATATCTACATCTCCCTTGACCAATATATGAAGATTCTTCCTATTGTACTTCAGCTCAGCCATATTCTTAATATTTTCTACCTGAACAGCTTTCTGAGGATTATTAACTTGCTCGGAGTTATCCATCATCTGATTGATGCTGATATTTTCTCCGTAAATTAATTCCCTAATTGCATCAATAGGACTTTTTGACCAAAACACTGTCATATCATCTCTGGTAGCCCATGTGGTGTATGGGTAACACCCTTGAGGACAATCTTCAGTTCCAGAAAAGGCTTCTTTCATAAGTTCACATCTAATACCAGTTCCGTCATTGTCAAGAATACAGTAATACCTTTCCCCTTCGTAAGTAGTAAACCATCTCCAAAACTTGTACTTTTCTTTTGTGGGAAGTTTTACTATCTTTCCTAGGTCGGTATCTCTTCTCATCTTATACTGCTCTTCTATGGTCAATGTCTGGTTGTTAGTACCTTCTAGAAGTCTAGCTACTGGTTCTTTTAGGTATATTCCTTTTTTAGCTCCCTCTATCAGGTCTTTTCTAGGAATAACCACATTGTAATTTCCCATGTAGTAAGCCTTCTCTATATCTTCTCCGCCTGCGTCAGAATCAATTAGGAAATCATAGAAATCTATGTTCTCTAAGATTGACTTATACTTTCCATTGGCTGTAGTTGCACAATAGAACTGTATTGCTCTACCGTAAGTAATTGCTTGAACTTTCGAGAACCTATCCTTCCTGTCCCATTGTCCTTTTGTTTTATCAGTATCTTTCAATGCGTTCATCAGGATTACTTCTTGCATTTGAGAATCCTTCTTCTTCGTGAATTTGAATGTAAGAGGACTTATTATTTTTGATAGGTAAGTCTCTAAGAACTCGTCTCCTCTACCTAGAGAGAAGTTTGCTCTGCTGTCTGTGGAAGATGGTTTGACAGAGTTTATTATGTCCTCGTTAAGAGCTACCTCATCAATCCTTTTCTTCTTCAGATTCCTTTCATGGTCAATCTCCGCTTTACACTGAACGAATATTTTTTCTATGTCTTCTGTTTTCATAATACATTGGAGCGGTCTGTATTATTTTTTCTTAGGTTTTTCTAATAGATATCCTTTCTTACAGAACTGTTCAGCTAAGTCCTTGTATTTTTCTCCATGAACTTCCTTTGAATACTCTCTGATTAGATTTCCGTATACATCATAGATTGGAATAGGAAAATCTTTGTTTGCTGCTCCTTTTGAAGTATTTTTATCACTTCCAGTTGGTTTTACATCTTTTTCTGATGTTTTTGTGTCTTTTTTTGCCATATTTTTATGTTTTAGGCTTAATTATGCTTTAATTATACTACTTTCATATAAATATACAAGATTATATTCCTACTCCAGGATATAGAGACTTGTCTTGATAGTCGAAGTCGTCATCGTCATCATCGTTCTTGTCTGATACCTGAGCATAATCTTTCATCTGCCATGCGATTGCAAGTGCCATTAGTTTATCAAAGTGCCTAGTAGTGATGTTTACAGCCTGCTCTCTTTCTATTAAATCGTTCCTAGAGTAGCTTTTAAGCTCATTGATGAGTTCTTCATCATTCAGCTCTAGCAAACCGTCTGAGACACCCTTTTTTAGACTTAGTAGCATCGTTGGCTTAGATAGGCTGTTGGTATTGTATCCGTAATCGTTCTTATCCTTCATCTTAAATAGCTTAGAGCCTAGCTGCTTAGCTCTTAGTATCGTTTGCTCAAACTTATTGTTTTCTATAGCCTGAAGACATCCTCCAAATCTATTTCCCTCTGAATATACCTCATTACCAAAAGCCTCAGGTAAAACAGTGTTGCTTGCGAATGTTCCTACTACTTGAGCGGGGATAGTAGAAAAGTCTATAAATACTGATGTAGAACTATCAAGCCCTACTCCGCCCGCTACATCGTGTCCGCTACCGTATCTATGGCTCGGGTCATACTCTCTGAATATCTTGAATCCTGCGATATCTCTTATTGGCTGTCTTATAGGCATCTTATCAAGCATCTCTCTATCGAAGAATATATCTTTGCTAGCGGAAGGCTTACATAATCTTTCACCTTCGAAATCGTCATCTCTCTTTCTCATCTCTTCAATGTCTTCTTTCGAATATCTCTCCCATGTTATAACTCCCTTGTCATCAATTATCGGTATAATCTCTACTATGTTCATTAGACTTTTGTTCTGGACTAGCTTATGGACATTTCCTAGCTCTGATATGTAGTTACAATTATAAATACAAGAACCTCCCTTTGCGAGAGATGTCCTTGCTTCTTCCATGTTATCCCATATCCTCTGAGTTATCTTTCCAGACCTAAGTGTAATCCTATTTTCGAAATCCTCGAATAGAATCAAGTCTGGTCTTGAGAACTCTTGCAAAGCTCCTCTACCAGAAGTTCCTACTGTATCGGCTAGCATCTTTATTCCTGTCGCAGTAGTGAATGAATCCCTTTTCTCTTCTCTCTTGTAATTGGTCTCTGCGAATATCTCTGGATAGATTATAGAAATAGAAGGATTGATAAGCATATTATAGACATCAGTTACTATCTGCGTAGAGTTAGTATCATCCTCTGATAGAATCTTGATATACTTCCTGAAATGGTCATTGTCATTAGCAATGCAAAAAGCCAGGAATAATTTAGTCCTGGATGTCTTTGCAGCTCCTCTGAAAGCTATGTCAGTAAAGGTAAGTATATTTCCTCTGTAAGCTTGAAGATTGTAATAGTCTATCTTGGTATTGTGAAAGTCTGCATCTTTGCTAGTGAAATATCCCACGAAGAACTTTCTAGCCCAGATATTGAATTTCAGGATTACCTTCTTGTCTAGAGTTGTAGAATCGAAAGAGAATAGTGCCTTTAGCTCTACTGGAGTTCCATTGTTCAATATTTCTTTAATTTTCGAGGTATTCATCTATGGCTTTATCACTTTTCTTCTTAGTCTCCGCATCTGGTATAAGTGGCAATCCATCCTTACCAGTTAGCTCTGTCCTACTTACTGCCTTTCCGAATGTCCTATCTAGGATAGAATCAATAGCTGAGTTGTTCGGCTCTTTAGTGGTGATGAAGTAGTAAGCGTCTTTCGGGTCTTTAGGATTATTTTTGTCTCCTTCATCTATAAGACCTTCTAAATACTTCTCTATCTCCGCTTGGTCTATAACTAGCTTCGGCTTTCTATTCCTGTAAGTCTTCTTTCCTTTCTTATCTATTACTAGCTCCTTGGTAATCTTATAAAGAAATGTCTGCCCTCTAGCTAGAATCAATTGAGAATCTAGCAATTGGTCAGCTACACTCATAGCCCTCTCTCGGAAGGCTTTTAATACTGCTTCTTTCTCTAGGGTAGCCTTTGACTTAGTTCCTTTAGGTCTTCCCCCTAGTTTTCCGTTTTCTCTTGCACTATTTCCTGGCATAAGGTTTGTTAACCGATTAACCGATTATATTTTTTATTCTTAGGTATCTTAGAAAATCATTTGCTGTTATCCACTTAATATCCCTTCGAACCCATGTCTCTTTAGGTTTACCATAGACAATATGTCCATTAAGTGCAGTAACCATTCTTATCGCCATATTCTTTTCTTCTAGATATGACATTATTATATCTTCTTCCATCCCTTCGTATGGAAATGTATATCCTAGCTTCTTCAGTCCATCAATGGCTATTCCTAGGTCTTTATAGCTAAAGCATGTTATTATATATTTAAACCTTGGGAGTTCTTCTGTTTTCTTTTCTTCTAATGAACATCCAAAAGCTACCTCATCTACCTCTTTAGGATTAAGTTTAATCTCTTCCTCCGCTTCGCTCTCTCCCTTTATGAGATTGACATTTATATTGATGTCGTTCTTTCTATCATCTATCCAATTAAATGAATTTTCGAATTTTACATTCCGCTCTATATAATCTGGTACAAATAACATTTCGCACATAGTCTTAGTTTCAAGCCTAATCCTTACGAAATTAGAGAAGTCTTCTAAGAAGCAATCTACATTCTCTTCGTTTACTACCTCGAATATTTCATTGATGGTCTTTATTTTATGTTCCTTTTTGTTTTCCATATTTTTTATTTATCATAGAACTTACAATACATCTTTAATCTATTTTTTTCTACTATCCGATTGAACCAATATCCTCTATGAGTAAATGTATAGTTCCTGTCTTTTATTATAATATACTTTGAGTTTTTTTGCGATTCTAATTCTTCTAAAGACTTCACTTGTACTGGCTCATAGTCTTTAGTTATCTTCTTGATGTTTATCCGCATGAACCGATTGAACTCTTCTTCGTCTGATGTTAATACTAATATCTTCATAAACCTTTTTTATTATTTACCTTTATAAAACACTCGGTGAGTATCTTATAGAGGAAAACAATCTCGACAATTGTTTTTTTGTCCTCTAGAAACTAGATGAAATAGAGACAATACCTTCGATTATTATCTCCTAGCAATCCTCCCGTAATGGGAGAACTGAAAAGGAAACTATAATTACTGTTCATCAATTAGGTATGTATATTTTTTATTTTAATCTTTAAATTTTGGAAAAGGAATAGAGTCTGTTGGTGAAATTGCAATCTCGTCTGGGTTTATTGGGTCTGATACAAATTTGAAAGTTCTATCTCCAATAGTAATTGAATCACCTACACTTACTTCATTTAAGAATGACTCTATTAAACTTTTCGTATTTTCTAATTTGTTAACAGTATCTGTTAATTCGTTTACTTTATCTACTATTTCAAAGCACAAACAACCCCTTTCTATTTTTTCTATCATAATTTTATATTACTTTTTTTAATGATTCCTTAAAATCCTTTTCGAAATTACCGAAATATATTATTACCGCTAGGAAGAAAATACAAATAGTTATCCTATACTTTTTCCTAGTAATGTATAATCCTCCGTTCTTATTGTCTACGCTTATTATTATTGTCATATTGTTCCACTCGAAGGATTTGCACCTTCATTACTCTATTGCATTGGCGACATTTAAGTCGCACTAGCGAAGAGGTTTTCCTATTAAACTAGAGTGGAATACTCCGAGGGAGGATTTGAACCTCCATCTCCTCACCATGTCATCAGAAGATTACTGTGGCGTGGCATTTACTTAACTACTCGGGGAGTAATTAGCTCCTCACTCCCATCATAAGATAGGAGGACAGGAAATAATTAGTCTTTCCAGGTTAATGCTTTTACTGCCCACATCTGAGCTGTCTGCATCTCAGTTATTGCTACTGAGGCAAGTCTTTTCACCTCTGGAGCTTCACTATTCCTTCTTAACATATCCATCTGGTCGATTGCTCCTGCAAAAATTTGTTTGCACACATTAACCTGTTCATTTTTTCCAGGATTAAATTTTAATCCTACTGCTTTCTCTCCATAACTTACCTCTCTCTCTTCCTGTTCTATTGTTTGACATTCATTTTTTATGTCGAATCCTCCTACTACTTCTTCGTTTTGTTCTTGTGTTTCGTTGCTCATGATATTTTTATTTTATTTATTATTGGAGACGACAGGAATCGAACCTGTCTCTTTCTACTGGGGTTACCAGAGGAATGTTTTCCATAAACTATATCTCCCTATATTGGGCTTGGAGATAGGGGACTTCCACCCCTATACGGTATGGTCAATAGCCTATACCCTCTAGCTTTGTGTGTCTTTAATGAATTTCACCACTCCAAGTCTTATTATTTCTTTGGAGGCTTCTTCTTTCCTCCTGAACATTTTTCTAAATTCATATCTCCTGGTCTTATGATTTCTAATTCGACCTCTCCGCTTTTACCCATAAACATATTCTTGAAAGCTCCTCTGTAGTTTCTCTTTCTTGTCGCCTTGTCATTATTTTCAGCCTTATCAATATGTATAGGCTTAAATTCTATTGGCTTCCAACTGTCCATTACTTCTTTTTTATCCATTTTTGTTTTTATATTATATTCATATTATATCACATATATTTTTAATTGCAAGTAGTAAAAATATTAAATTCCTGTAACAAATATCATAATAAACCGTCTATATTAGTGAAGGATAATTATTCTTATTGTATACAATCATTAAAGAAAAACTTTCACTCTCCTATATCCAAAACGGTGGAGAGTTTTTTATAAAAACAAGCACTACTTTTTGCAGTGCTTTTTTGATAGCTCTTGCTCAAGAGCATTTACTTCTTTCGGAAAGAAATATGAAAGCTTTGATTGTTGTCCATCGAAGTCTGATAATAGTGACTGTTCTCCTTTCTTAATCATAGTCGTAGTTCCTCTGTCGCTCGGGGTCGTCATCGTTCCAGATAAGGTTGTCCCAGTAATCTGAGTCTGATTTTGACTTCTCCTTTTCCTCTAAAAACTTGATGAGCTTTAGAGCTTTTTCGACTTTACTTCCAGTCATTCTGTTCTAACCTCTCTTCATTGACTATATTTTCTAGCTCTACGCTGATTTCCTGTACTCTGTCGATACTTTCCTCAAGTTCCTGCATAAGACGGTTTATGCGGGTGATTAGAGGCTCTTGATAGGTCATAATATTCCTCCTTGTTTCTGTGATTCTCGTAATGTCTTTTCAGATTCTCTTAAAGCAATCCTCATCTTACAGATAAGTGCTTCTTGGCTGTTCAGTAATTCTTCCATTTTTTTGTTTATGTCCTGCATGCTTTATCTAGTTCATGTAGATAACCGAGATGTTCAGAAGTGCTGCAAATATCCAATATCCTGCATTTGGAACATTACCATCATAAAGAGATACTATAGAAACAATGAAATACTGTAGTATTATGATGTAGACAAATTCTTTCCACATTATTTTCTACCTCCTTTTTTCATTGCACTATCTAACGCTCCAGTGTAAATTTCAGGATACTGCTTTAAGATATCATTTTCCTTCTTGTTTATTTCCCTATGCAATTCAGCATGGCAATCTAAACAAAGCCAGATAATGTTATTGCTCTGTCCCCATACAGCGACAGGGAATCTGTGATGTCTATTACATATCCTAATGTTCCCACAAATCGGACACTTTCTTGTTTTCATTTTCTCACCTAGTTGTTAAAGAGCTAGCCCCCCAATAATGGGAATAAATGGACTGTGGCGGAGGAGGGACTCGAACCCCCAACCTATTAGTCTCATAGGCTACTATTCCAGCTTTAGAATAGGTGTCTACCGATTTCACCACACCGCCTAATAAAAAACTAGACACAAAGTCTAGTTAAATTGTTACGAAACATCCGAAACAAATAAATGATAAAGCAATACAATTTTTATAAAAGCCATCTTTTTACAATTAATTTTATAATATCACAGCTACAGTGCCTAGCTACAGATATAGGCACTCGCTTTTAGAAATGGGTGTGTTAATAACTAATAGTCGAATAATAAATAAATAACTATCTAAAAAATGTAATGAACACCGTAGCTGAAATACTATAAAAGGGGAAAGCTAAAAAGGTTTAAGAAAAAACTTTCCCCTAGAGCTGTGAAGCTCTTTCATCCCATCTTCCGATAGGATGCGAGAACCTACAATCTCTTGATAATCTTCTTTGCGGTATCTGATATCCTTTTTGCAAAATATTTATTGTTAAGCTCATTCGGGTCTTTAATCACTCTATCTATACTTATTTTAACAGATTCCAAAAGATATTTCAATTCCCTGTCTGGCTCTTTTATCTTAGGCTCTGAATACTTTTTAAGAAGCTCTAGCCACTCATCCAATTCTGTTACAGCGAATATTTCCATCCTCTCAGGGTCTTGAACTCCTTGAGGGTCTACTATTACTAAAGCCCACTTGTTAGGGTCATAAGAGCCTATTCTAGCCTGCTCCTTCGATTGTTTAATCCACTCCATGAGCTTTATTGTCTTCTGATTCTTTACTTCGATTGTAAATGGTAAGCTATTGAATACATCTCCCTTCATCTTTCCGCTCCCAGAGCCAGGAGTTCTTACTGACTTTCCTAGACCTGCTCTCTCTATTCTTCGGTTTACTTCATTCTCAGCTCTCTTTCCTTTTTGCTGTGCTGATTTTGGTTTCATAGTAACATCCTAACAATCATTAATAGCAATCCTCCTGCAAGAAAATTAAATTCAAAAGATGTCCCTAGTAATCCGTTAGTAGCCCATTGTATAATAACGAAAAATAGAACATGGATAAAGTAGATAAATATTACAGCAAATATATTTGTGAACATAGTTTTCATATAAATTCGTTCGGGTCTGGAATGTATATGTCCATTGAAGCAGCCCATCTCTGAATTGCATCCTTATATTCCATGAACTCTTTTTTGTTTAGCTTAGAGGTGGACTTCCTTACCTCGAACGGTATTCCTTTAATTATTATTTCCTTAGGAGGTATGAATAGGCTTTTCAATACCTCGTGCATTTCTTCTGTCTCATATCCGAGTTCTTCGGATAGTATTTTTATTATTACACCCCAGTAGTAATTATTTTGCAATAGACTTCTCTTCTTCTTCCTGTCAGATAAAGTTAGAACTAATTCTTTTCCTATTAAAGTCTTACAATGCTCTCTGAAGGAGGATGGGCTAGTAAAAACTAACTTTCCTCCCTCAATTTTGCATCCGAATACTTTTTCCATACTAGAACCCTGTCAGTTCATTAACTACATCTTCTACTTCTTTAAGGATTAGCTTTTCGAACTCTAAGCAGAAGTCTGTGTCTTTCTCCACATCTTTTCTTGTAATCAAGATGAAGAAGAAGTCTTTTGCCATTACACGAGGGTCATAGAAACAGAAGTACAAGTTTTCCAGGTCTTTATTTACGATGAAATATTGCCTTGTTTGCCATTTATACTTGTCTGGTATTTCTTGAGTAAGAAATGCTTTAATATGGTCTGCTGAAGATAGACATTTTGCCTCTACCGCTTCTGTTACTAATCCTTTCTTGTTTTCAATAAAAGCATCTGGCGAAAGAGCAATAGAATCATTATCGTCTCTCTCCCATATAACTAGAGAAGAATCTACTTTCTTACCAGTTTCTTTGACAAATCTAGCAATTGCTTCAGGCTCTAGCCTAGTTCCCCTATCCATAGGATTCTCTCCGTCTGGAGCTATGGCTATCCTTTTAGCGATAAGCTCATAAAATCCTATTTTCTTATCTCCATTTACTTCTATCCTAGCTCTTTCTAAAACAGGAAGCATATCCATTAAAACATCTTTTGTTGCTTTCTTGTCATACTCTATTCCTAACTCATCAAGAGCATTACATATAATCTCTTTCGTAGCTCCAGATTGGCTTACGATATCGGCTAGGGAAGAACCTGTTATCTTCCCATTTCTAGCCTTCATCCATTCATCTTTTGTTTCAAACCTTTTTATTTTCATTACTTTTTTTCAATTAGATTATTCTTCATCTCATCTTTCAGAGATTCTAATTCTTTCTTGTACTGGATAGGTGTATCGCTCCAATTCTTAGAAAGTTCAGCAATTGATTCTGACTTTGAAATCTTATCCTTCCACTGTTCAGCAGAGTTCTCTTCGTCTACTACTTTCAAAGCTTCTTCTCTTCCTATTTCTTCTTCTACATAAGATTGAGCGAGTTCTTCAGGACAAGCCTTTCTTAAAGCGTGCATCTCTGCTACTTTTGCAATCATAGTTCTTCGCTTAGTATCCCACAAAGAAGGAGTATATTTTCCATTGTAGGTTTTACCTGGCTTGTAATATTCATCGAAGAATACTAAAGCAGTAAATTCTCCTACATAACCGTTAATCATTTTTTTAACAGTTACCGAGCATGATTCTACTTTTCCTTCATCATCGTATGTATATATTGGAGCATCAGTTCCTACTATTCCGCTTCTCATTCCTATTTTCCTAGAGTTGTCAATTGATGTAACCAATGAATATCCGTCCCCAAACTTAATAGCGTAGATATTTTTTTCTAAGAAGTCCTTAAAAGTGAATCCTCTTACCATTCCCTCAATTATAGCTTGCCTTGCATTTTCGGCAGTAAGACCTTTGAAAGTAGTCTGAACTAGAGTTGCCAAAACTTCTTTATTTGCTAGCTCCCTGTTCACTTCTTCGTGAATAGTAGCTAAAATATTTTTATTTTCCATAACCTTTTTAATTTAATTAATTATTTACCTTATCGACCCTGTTAAAACCTTTTTCCTTTCTCTTGTTAAAAATAGTTCATCCTGGATTCCACCAGCAAAGAACTTCTTTTTGTCAATTTCTCCCATAATCACATTATGACCAAGTTCAGTTTTCCTAGACTCTTCTAGTTCTGATAATAATGATGGAATGTTTTTCTTAGTAATCTCTACTAATTTTACTTTCCACTTTCCATCTACAATCATGTCGTATTGTAATACCTTTGACATAATTACTGGATAACCCCATGACCAGAGAGACTTTTTATATTTTCTCGTTTTTTCTATCGTCATACTGTTATTATATCTTTTTTATATTATTCTGTCAAGTTATCTTTTTATAGACTTAGGGTCTATCTCGAATATATTACCATCCTTACTTTCTTTTTTTATAGTTAGTCTAAGCTTTCCTTCTTTCTTTAATTTATAATATTCTTCTAGTGTTCCTAAAAAAACATACTTAGGAGTTTTAGGATTTTCCTTATTGAACACTTCTTTATTTTCATCAAGTATTACGCTCATATTAGTTTTTCTTGTTCGTGCCTAGGTTTTAATATGTAATAATAGTTTTTCCAAAACTGCTTATCTTTTCCTCTTTCTTTTCCAAATATTCCTTCTATTACATATCCTTTCTTCCTAAGCTGACATATTATAGCCCCGAGTCTTAGAATATAATTACTAATAGCCCAGAAGTTATCGACCTCTCCTTTTTCTAAAAGTCTGTCTAAGACTATTTCTTCTTGAGTTTTCATATTATTATTTTGTTAGTATTAGTTTTTCATATTATTCTATTACCTCTACTTGATAAAAACAAAGTAGATGTATTTCTTTATTAATTACTGCGACAATATATGGTCTATCTTTGACTAGATATCCGTCTATATATCCCTCATCTCCAATATTTAAGTCATCGCCTGCTTCTATTCTTGTTACTTTTATTTTTGTTTTCATATCTCTATTCCTTTATTCTTTGCATTATTAATTATCTCTTGGCGACACTCGTTATAATCTTTATCTGACTCATCTTCTCCATAAGAATGACTTCTTTTCTCTGGCAACACCTCCCTTAGGAAGTCTTGTTGGATTTGTTTCTCGAATGGAGCTAGAATCATTCTTATCCTTCTTTCAGTTGTATCGTAATCTGCTTCATTTTCATAAATGCAGTCTGTTACTTCTTTGATTAGTTCTTCTTTGTTCATTGTAGTATTTCTAATAATTTATTAATTGTCTCCTCACTTTGGTCAGATAAGCATTTCATAAGTTCCCAATTATCAAGCAGTATCTTTATTGCTTTGTCTTTCCACTCCCAATCTTTTTTAGGTTTATTGATAATGCAGAATAAACAATCTTCAAGATTAATATCCCTGCCTAGGATTTTGAACCATTTTGGCTTCATTAAAATAACACTGCCATCCATTCTAATACCTCTTTTTAAGTCATAAAAGCTTCTTCCATCAAGACATTCTCCCTCTATAAAACCACATAATTCATCAATAATATAATTACTTAACCTCGAACATTCTTTTCCTGTGATAACTGCATCTGGATTTTTAACAGTCGCTATTCCGTAATCCACCTTAACCTTACAGCCTTTTCCTAACTCCATTATCTCTGGCACTGCCTCCACAATTAATGCGGTCAGCTTATTTAGGTTGGTCATAATTATCGAAAATTATGTTGCTAATTTCTTTTGCGTCTAATCCTCTGTTAGACACATATTCTTCAAGGAAATCATATATACGACTCCTCTCCTCCTCTATTGCCTTTTGGATTTCTTCTCTCACTTGGCTCTCTGAATATAGCTTTTCTCCGACATCAAGAGTTGTGAACGGTTTTGTCTCAACTATATTTTCCCAACCTTTCTGATTATTATTTATCACTATGGCAATTGGATTATCCTCCCAAGTTTCTTTTTCTTTTAAATTTAATTCTTCTTTCTCAAAGTAGTCTCTAGCAGAATAATTATCTTTAATAGAATCAAACTTTTTATTATTAACAATTTCAAACTTTTCTTTTTGAGTTTCTTTTTCTTGTGGCATATTATTTAACATCAAATATTATCTTTAACTCTTCCTCGCAATCCTTGATTAATAGCTCACTATCTTCAAATGATTTTAGGTAACCGAAGGGAGAATATACTAAAGCTGTACTATTATGTTCGTATATAAATTCATTTACTCCCCTAACATAGTTAATAGTGAATAATTTTTGACAATCATTTTTATCTACTGTAACAACTCCGAAATTATCCGCAATATACTCCTTTACCTTCTGGATTGCCTTGAGTTTATCTAGGGCTTTTTGGGCTTCTTCTATATTTTGAAAGTAATTACCCATCTCTATCCTTCTAATATCATTACTATTGTTATTTTCGTATGTAGTACCAGAATTAACAATTCCAATATCATCTATAAAGTTATACCACTCATCTTCTTCTGGCTTCCATAATCCAATATTAATTCCTAATAGTTTCTTAATCTCCTTGTCTTGTTCAGGGGTTACCTCGTATTCTTTTTTCATATTATTTTATTTTATCAATGACATCCTTGAGTTTCTTATAATTACCTCTTCTTCCGCTTCCGAGATTGTGATACTCCTGGTGGAGAGGATATACATCAATAACATTATTTATCCTGTACTGACCTTTTGACACCTTTGAAACTTTATATCCTTTTTTATTGAGCTGCATTATTTCAGCCTCTCTTTCTTTCATCCTGATATCTCTTCTTCCTTCTTGAGCAATTCTATATAATACAGCTTCTTTCTTATCGAATATCATTTCTGATATATGAAGGAATTGATAATATAATCGCTGCCATGTCGACCAAATTATCTTCTGTAATTTCTGGTAGTTCTTTTTTTTCTTTGTTGTGAAGGAATACATGATTACCGTTAATCTCTACATCGTACTTATCGTTCCAAATGTTGTCAGGATTTTCTGTGACATCCATTGTAACTAAATAATTTTGTGTTTTTTGATATGTTTCCATGTTTTTTATTTTAACCCGTTTATTATCATCTTCTGAAACAGTCCATCTCCTAGGTCTATTCCAGTAATTATCCAAAGAGAAAAATAGTCACATAATTCTTCCTCATCATATTCTCTATACTCTCTCATATATGGTGTGAATAGATTGTGTCCTACTTCATGGAAGAAAGCATACTCATAAAGATTAACTTTTTTAGTATTTAAGTTTATGAATATGTCTCCTCCATAAGTACAAGCCATATTTGTTGTAGGACACTTTTTACTAAACTCTACTTCATTCAAATTATGTACCCTTAACTCCGATAATATGCTTGCATTACTTATTATAGGGAATAGCAATACACCAATAATTATCCCTATTATTTTCTTGTTATAAACATACATACAGTTTCTTTTTTTTCCCAAGTAATATTGTATCCAGTTCCTCGAAGATGCTTCTTAAATACTTTGAACATCATTTGTGCTTCTTCCATATTAGCACTGAATTTTATCCTATGTTCAATTATATCTGTTCCATAACTTCCCATATTTCCAGCGTAGTTCCCTTCTACGGTGAAAGAAACATTTTTTGCTCCGTAGCAACAACTACATTCATTTTTGTTATAGAAGTATATTACTCCTACAATTCCTTCAGCTGATAGTTCGCTGATTGCCTTAGTTATAGGAAGCAATACTTCAGGAATATAGTTTTTTACTTCTACTTCTTTTCCCCATTTGTGAGCTTTTTGTGTTATAAAGTTTTCCATAATATTTTTTCTTATTCTTTTAATAAACTACTAAAGTCTTGAAAATAATTCTCTATTTCTCCATAGCCAGAAGAATGACCATATTGATATGCTAATGCGTAGGCTCTTTCTTTTAGTTTGATTGAAACATCTTGAAGGTTATATTTTTCAAACAATGATTGTTTCCACTCTTGGTCAAGAGCAATTTCCTTTTCGCTATATTCTACTATTTCTTCTGTTGTCATATTAGGATGCCAAGAATCTTGTATTTTCTTCCATTTTAATATTGCTTCTTCTGTATCCATATTTTTTACTTTTATTTTTATTTATTATCTTATCAGCCAGGATGTCGATGCTTTCGTAACCTAGTCACTGTCGAACATCCTCGCCTCACCCTACATATTCATTATATCTTTTTTATATTTTTTGTCAAGTATTTAATCTGTGGATAAAAAAATCCCCCATAAAAGGGAGATTCTTCTTTATACAATATTAGTTTACACTCCTTCCTACTACCTGTATTGGCGGAGATTCTATATCTTTGAATCTCAGGATTATATAAGCATATATTGCTCCAGCAACTTCTACTATTCTAACAAGTGTTTCCCAGAACTCAGTACCTCCTAATATTGCATACACAGTAGCAGCGATAATAGAAACGAAAGCTACTATCACCAGTGTAGAATATTCATCGGTTTTAAGCTTTTTCTTTAGCCATTGAACGAATAGTGTTACTATTATTCCAACAAATTCTATCATAGGTTTATAAGTTATATCCGCTGAATTGCTGAATATAATCTTTAACTCCAGTACCCAGCGAATCTTTGTAATTAACTCCAGCGAATAAGAAAGTATTAACCCCTCCTATACCGCCTAGATGCACTCCTGCGACCAGTCCAGAGACATCTATGTAAACTCCATCGACTTTAGTCCCAATAATCGCTGAATACCTTGTTTTTACGCTTTTGACGATATTAGCGACATGCCACTTAAATACTCTATCCTGCAATTCTGGTGAGTTCAAGAAATTTTCTTCAGAATATCCATTCTTCCATTTCCATTTTCCATCTGACAAATAAGTAATTCCGTAGTCTGATAATCTAGCCATTCCGAATTGCCACCTTCCAAGAAATTCTTCTGAGTTCTTGCACTTATAATCATTTCCACTTTCTCTTTGTCCTAGGTCTTTCTTAAATTCATTGAATCCTTTTTTGTGGAATATATTTTTAATTGTCTTTTTTAGTTGGTCTATAATTGTCATAAAATTACATAATCAATCGAGTATATATTATCTCCAATTTTTCCTAGAGATAATTTTGATATTCCGTTATTCTGAGGCTCTACGATGTACCACTCCTTACTAGAATCCATGAAAACTCCGAATGAGTGTCCAGACTTCTTTCCGTTTATTTCTATAAAACCTATTGCTATCCCGAAAAGATTAATTCCGTACTCGGAAGAAAGATGTCCTTTTAGCATTATGGAAAAATCATCACAGTCGAAATTTTCTTTTGAGAACTTTAATTGAGTTGTCCAGTCCTGTTCTAAAATCTTTTGAAATTCATTTACGCTGACAGTAAAATATTCTCTATCTAGTGCATTATTTTCTGCGAATCTAAAAGGACATTGTAATCCAAATTCTGAAATAGAAAATTTGGTTAGCGAGTATTCTCTTATCCCATTAACAATCCTGATAAATGATTTCAAAATCTTTTTTGTATCCATAACTGAATTTTACTCTTATAAAAAACAAAAGTCAAATAAATTTTTCACCGCTAATTATAATATTAAAATATATATTTAGGGGGGATATATGTAGGTTGGGGGGATTTTTAGTTTTTTATTAACAAGTTTTATACATGTTGTTAACGGGTTTTCCACAGTTTTCTACACAAGTAATTAACAGTTTATCCACAGGTACTTGTCAACACTTTTCCACATTTGTTAACAGTTTATCCACAGGTAACACACAAAAATTACTTCGAAAAAAAGTCAAATAATTTATTCCAATTAGTAGCCAAGAATCCGACAACGAAAAAATATACAAGCGATATTATCGTTATTTTTCCTTTGGCGTTTGATATTATATCTTGATGCTTTTCAATCTTTTTTTCGCAGTCGCAAAGTCTCTTATCGCACTTTTCCATGAAAGTATCTAGTTTGTCATTCATCTCTTCTTTAGTCTGAATCTGAACTTTCTCAAAGTTGCTCAGCTTCTCGAAAATCATTCCCATTTTCTCACCGTATGTATAGCTGTCAAAAGGTTTTTCTTCTCCTGGCATGTTTGTTTTTTATTAACATATTAATTATCGTTTTTAAGATAAAACTCTCTCAAAATTCATTTTGTGACTTACTGTAACTATTTTTAAGATGTTATAATAAGGGGAATAAATGATGATAAGGTGTATTCTAATACTAATCTAGGGGTATTAGCTGAAAGTGCAGAGTTTCTTATTATATATCTTGAAACTCCAGAAGCAACCCATGTTCCAGAAAAAGTACCATCTAATTCCCATTCTCCCCTAGCAGCAAATTTAGAAGTTCCAGTTTTATTTATTGCTGAATAGTCATTAAGAGTAGGAAAATCAAATCTATTAGTTGTAGATGTTACTACGTCACCATAACTGACATACGATAAAGAATCGTTAGTCATATATGCTAGGTCTTCTCCCACTAAAGTATTATCTGAAGATTGTGTTGTCTTTACTAAATGAATACCTTGTTCTCCTAGACCATTAAGTTTTGACTGAATTAATAAACCAATAACAGCACTTGATACATTAGCGTTACTTCCTATGTTAGTATAGAATGAAAAAAATGACCTAGTTATTCCTGCAAATAAATCTGTAGTTGTGCCAGCTGTTAAGTTAACATAAGGAGCAGATATAGAAACACTTGTGGCAGTTGTTATTGAACATATATCAGAAAAACTTTGCTCTGTTGGAAAAACACCCATACCTCTCATTATAGAATTAGTTTCGCTACTTTGTAGGTCAGTATAAACAGTCAATGTATCAAAGCCTAGATTATATTGAGGGAATAATTTATTAGCAATTTCCATGTCCCAGAAATGAATTGCTCTCCATACAAAATTAAACTCTTCGAATAATCTTACTGCGTAGCAATTATATCCTGCTATATGTTCTCTGAATTTTGGTAAACCATTTTCATATCCGATATGTTCTATTACAGAGTTCTGTCTTATTCCTACTATTCTATTAGTCTTTACATTATGTCCAAATGTACTGAACCCAAAAATAGCCTCTCCTATGAAAGGATTTCTAGCTATTTTTACTAGATTTTCTTGGTGTTTGTTAAACCACTCTTTAGAAAAGACTATCATATTATGCGTATTCATATTCTAACCAAACTACTAGACCTTTTCCTGCTGTTGTATTTCCTACTTGGTCAATATCAAAAGTAATTATAGCATCAGAGGCAATAGAAGTATCTGATATCGCTGGCTGAGTTACTGCGGCGGTACTTGTCTTCTCTCCATCATCTAAAGTTATCTTAGTAGACAATATTGATGTTCCTCCTTCGTTTATGTCTACAGTTAATAAATTAGCTCCAGTAGCGGCAGTATCTACATAAGCTCCCACATCCTTTACCGTTATTGCTCTAAGAGGAGATATTCTGAACTCTCCGCCTTTTCCATTTCCAGTTGTTAAATCAGTATCCTTATCGATTAATCTTACTGTGAACATCTTTCTCTCTCCTTTGACAACTCCAGTTCCCTTTGGAACTAATTTGAGGTCTATATTACTATCTCCACCAGTTGCTTGTAGTTCTGGAGCATTACCAGTTGCGGCATTTTTTATGGTAAATTCATTTACCGCTTCAGCAGTTTCTATAAAGCTTAATAACTCTAATGTTCCGTCTCCTAGTGATTTTCCATTTACATCTAATTGTCCTCCTAGCTGAGGAGTAGTGTCTTCTACGATGTTTGCTAGCTTTTCACTATCAAGTTCAGCGATAGCATCTTGGACATTTGTAGCTACTACATTTCCAGTTGGTGTAACTGTAACTGATGTTGCTGGCATAGAACCTGCCGCTGGTGTTGCTACCACTCGAGCTACTCTTATATCTTCTACTTCCCTAAGTACAGTTTTCTTTACAGCTATGTCATAAGTAGTCCTATATTCGAAAATCATCCTATATAAAGGTCTTACCTCCTTATCTGCGAATACTGGATATGCTGCTTGAATATCTGTCCATGTTACTGCTCTAGCTGCGGTAATTGTAGAATATTCTGCGGGAGCTGATACTAACTTTACAGCCTTACCATTTCTAGGGTCTTGAATTGAAGATAAAAATACAACGAAAAAATATAGATTAGTAACTGGAGTTCTTGTTCCATCTGCTGTAATATAATTTGGAAGATTTGATACACTATCCCAATCGAAAGGAAATCTTGTAGCGGGTAAGGCAAATTGTACTTTTGAAGCGTTCTGATATCTAATTTCAAAAAGACCTCCGTTGGAAGTAGTAATATTTGCTGGAGCTACTTCTCCTAAGACTTGTTGCCAAGATAATCCTCCAGAAGAATTTTCTATAGTGTATCTAAGATTATCATCTAAGTTAGTTAGAGATGTCATTCCTACACAAGTATTTACTCCGCTTGCATTAGGAGAGCCAGAAGTAAGTGCTGTGTATGCAAGAGAACCTCCTTCTACCCATACTGCTCCGTATTGATGCTTCCAGTCGTGGTCTATTCCAGGAATAGTATTTGCATGAACTTCGTAAGCTTCAGTAATAGATTTTGAAGAGCCACTTAGTGTATTATTCCAAAGAATCCTATAAATCATAGCGACTGAAGTATAAGTAGTAGGGATTACCTGAGTAGAAATAGGATTTCCAGAAGAATCGAAATAGAAATACCAGACTCCATTAGTATCAGTAAAAGCAGGAAATGCTACTGCTCCAGATTTTACATACTTTGTTACTACTCCGCCGCCATCTACTAATACATTAAAACTTGCTCCAGTAGGTGTAACAGTAAGAACTCTTGTAGAATAATTTATTGATATTGTAACTGGAGTAGTTTCATCTATTCCTGGAAACATTGTAGCTTTTAGAGATAAATCAGAATCTAGTTCTTCTATAGCTCCCTGAACATTTGTAGCAGAAATACTCCCAGCGGGAGTAAATCTTGTTTTTAATGCTAAAAGTTTTTTATATAAAGACATATTTTTATGAACTTAGTTCTGTTATTCTTGCTGCTCCTGTAGCACTAGCCCATATAGCGTTTATAACTCCAGTATATCCGAAAGGAACTTCGTAATAATCATCCTGTTCTAGTTTTACAGTAAAGTCTGTCGATGTAGCTGTACTTCCTAGGTTAAGATACATTATAGCTGAAGAATCGTTATATATAGTAGCTCCAAGTCTTGATGTATTAGCCGCTAATAGTTGCGTGCTAGATGCACTTCCAGAAACATTTGTTTTTGTCGCTGTGGCACACTTTTGAGAAATCATTTGCCTACCTACTCTATCTACCCAAGGTAACTGGACATCACCATCTGCTGATACTGCTGCTGGGGTGGCTAATGATGCTCTACAGGCTGCTCCGACTGGAGTTCCAGCTACCGCTGCATCTATTGCCGCACCCCCAGAAACAGTTGCCGCCAATGTAGCACTACCAGTAATAGCTACTGGAACAGCGTTGTTTATATCGGTAGTATTTCCTCTTCCTCCGACTATTTCAGTTACTAACCTAGTGTAATCAAGAACCCTAACAAAATGGATTCTTAGGTCTGTTCTCTTTATTACCGAACCACCGCAATCTAAAGACACAAAATCGTCTCCTACGCTTTCTAAGTATAAAGTTGATGTACTTACCTTCAATACCTTGTAAGCTCCTTCATAAGCAGCTCCAGACCCATCTAAACCATATAAATGAACAGTCTCTCCTGGAAGAGGAGTAGCCCATGTAGTATTTCCTACTACAGCCAATACATTATTAGTCCTAGATATGCTCTGGATATTCTGAGCATAAACTCCAGGAGCTAAAACAGAACCTTGAACTTTCCATACAACTCCACCAGCAGAATTAGCGGTAACAGCTCCAGTCATAACAACTGTAAAATTATAATCATCTATAACAGAAGAAACCTGAGTTTGTGCTGTAAGATTTGGGAAGTTAGCAATATCTCTCACACCGTAAATCTGAATCCAGTCTGATGTAGTAAGATTGTGTTTTACATCTGTTGTTACTGTGGCGGTAGTAGTACCTCCTTTAGATATTGATGTTATTCTGGCTATAGGCTTAGTAAGACCCTTGATGTTTTTTATCCTTACCCTCATCTTGTAATTTACATCGTTGTCTGGTATCCCCTGAGTTCTTTTAAGCAAACCAGAAGGAGTTGCTACTCCATCGAATCCTACAGACCTCCAAGATACTTCATCCAAGTTTGAATATATTTCTTGAGTTGCTGCTGATATGAAAGAATCTGTAAAAGGAGATGTATTTGCTTGACTTGCTACAGTGGTAGCTATAGTAGAATTCAAAGCTCTAAAAGAACTTCCATTTCTTCTATTATACACCGTAGCGTTAGTAGCAGTAGCATTTTCTGTAAGATAAGAAGCTCCATTCTTTGCATATAGGAATGGGTCAATGACTCTAATGTAACCATTCAAAGAAGAGTATGTTCCATTTGATGCGGTTATTGGAACAGTAAAGTTGTCAGCATCTACTACGGTAACTACTACTGGAGAAACATTCATCCTCGGGTCTTCACATCCGTATATTGCAATTCTATCACCCCCCACTAATCCATGACCAGTACATGTTACAGTTCCCACATTAGAAGCTATTGTAATAGTAGCCCCTGTTATAGCCTTATCAGCGATAGGAGTGCTATTATCTACATTTCCATTTTCATCTACTCCGACCATTTCCATACCACACTCGACTCCGACTATTCTTTGAGATAGAGATATTCCATATCCAACTCTAAAAGGCATGGCAAATAATTTCTTCGAAGTTATACTTACCATGTTGTCGTCATGGAAAGGAGAAAGAGAAATTCTTAGGTAAGAAGAGCTAGAAGAATTACCGCCAGTCTCTATTATGTTTGCTGACGGATTATCATCTATTGTGTCCCATATAGTAGGGTCTGGCTGAGTTCCTCCTAAAGCAAACCCATCTCTAAATTTCTGTCTTGCGTTAGTAACTACTGCTCCTGATTCTTCATATACTCCGTCATCATACCAAATCTGAAGATTGTCTGTGTCTGACATTGATGTAGTATCGTACTCCAATGTAAGAACATTATTTAGAACACTTCCTCCTTTTAGAGGATTAGAAAAATCGTAGATTACAATATTATCTACCACATTTGCTATCAGTAAAACTCTTTCTAGCGATATTGAATCATAATCGCTCAAGGTTATAGTCTTGGCTGAAGCATCGAATATATAATTTGATATTATTTTTTTCATATTACCCAAGTGCTATTGCATAAATTATTGATTTGTCTTCAGCCACCCTAAGCGGGTCTGCTAATGTTCCTTTACCGTCTAAAGTATCATCGTGTACTATGTCTAATCTTAGAGGGTCATCAGATGCTCCAGCCCCCTCAATCCCATTTCCAGAACCTACGAATATCTGAGATATTCCACCTCCGCCACCTGATTGCTCAGAAAAGAATCTCTCTGGCTTATCTTTTAGGTCATTATAGGAGAACTTTCCTTTCAAGCTTTCTAGTATTTCTTTTTCAGTCAGTATTTTTTGTTTAGGAATTTTTACTCGATTAAGAACCTCCTTAAAAATATACTCATAATCTACTTTGGCATCCATTCCATCTATTCCATCTTTTCCGTCCTTAACATTTTTCTGGATGTAATCAATCATCTCTTGTATCTGCTCCTTAGTGAAAAAGTCTTTACCGAGAATAGGAGTATATCCATCTTTCCCGTCTTCAGGAACTCTTATCCTAGATTGGATATCATCAGATATTTTCTGTATCTGCTCATTAGTAAAGTAATCAGTTCCAAATATCGGAGTATCTCCCTTCTCTCCATTGTCTCCTTTATCTCCCTTCTCTCCCTTTATCTTTGCCAAGAAAGCTCCTATAAAATCAGCCATCTCAGCCATCCTCTGGAACTCTGGTTTAAGATTATTAATTGCTGCGGCTGTTCCTTGTACTGCTTCTTTAGTGTCATTCTGGACTTCTAGCTGAGCTTCTTGGATGGTCTGATTTTCTGAGTTTTGCTCTACTACAGTTTCGAGCATTGAATTATTTTCCTCCATCTTTTCGCTATTATCTTCAAGCATTGCCTCTAGCAATGTTTCTTCATTAGTTGGAGTTTCTTCTGGAATTTTATTTTCTGGTACTGGCATGTTGATAATATTATTGCTTTATTATTTATATGGTGTAAAATATTATTATGTTCTTGGAATTACTAATCGCTTTTGTTTTTTGCTATATAATGGGAGATTTCCGCTAGAATACGGCATTTTTTTGTCATTTTACAAACCTTGATTAAGGTCTTTTTTTGTTACTTTTATTATAACACTAATTTATTTTATTGGAAGAGCTTGACAAAGCGTTTCGTATCTGCTAAGATGATATTGTGAGGGTGAGAGAATAATAAATTAATAAATACAATAAAGAAAAAATTATGAGCAAACAAAGAATAATTCCAAACGGTTACAAAGAATATTCAGTAACAGAGCTTCATGCTGTTTATACAAACCTTGAACAGCCACATAATCCTAAAGCGATATTCTTTACTGGAAAGCAATCACATAGAACTTGGTGGATATCATTCAGTAGTATCGAAAGGATGAAGGAAAAAATAGAAAATACAATTGCCAGTATAGACCATTGGGAATTACTAAAAAAACAGAGAAAATTAAAGAAAGCTGAAGCATTAAAAAACATGGACTCGAGTGTAGTAAAGATTGGAGATATTTATCACTGGAGAGGAGGATATAATTGTACTAAAAATGCTTACATCAAAGTAATTGGAGTAGCAGGAAAAAATAAGTTTGAAGTTGTAGAACTAGACAAAAAACAGGTTAGCGGAGATTGGATGAACGGTGAAGTAGCTCCAGTAATTAATAGCGGAAACATAAGCGAAAGTTTTATTGTTAAGGCTATTCCAAGAGGATGGAGTGATGACGATAAAAATATTATTCTTAGAGATACTAGAAGGAATATGTATCACGATGAATATTACAAGTGGGAAGGAAAACCAAACTGGGAAAATTGCGATTAATCAGGTGGGGATAATTTCCCCACTTGACAAAGCGTTTCGATAGGTGTAATATATCAGTGTAGGGTTAATAATAAATAAATAAATAAAAGGTATGCAATATAAATCAATCGATATAAAAGAAAAGGTAATAACAATTAAACTAGAAAAGTACGGAGAATTTAGGGGAAAGCGTCAAGTGGAACAGGCAAAAGCATTATGTTGCCTAGCTGGTGGATATAATACTTTAGGAAAAAAGATAGACTTAAAAAAGTATAACGAATTAGTTAGCCAACTAGATAAGATACTGTATGAAACAGTAGAACTAATGAATGATTCTAAGGAGTAAAATAATTCAATGATAATCCCTTGACAAACCGCTTTGTATCTGATAATATAAGAGTGTAGGGGTAAGTAAATAATAACTTATAAAAACTATGAAAAAAAAGAAATTTATTAAAGGAATCAGCAATGATGACTTTATGGAAAGGAAAAGTAAGACAAGAGCAGAAGTGTTTTACAGAAACAAAAAGTCAGAAAAAGTAGAGATTAAAAAAATAATTAATAAATAATATTATGGATGACGAAACACAAAGATTGCTTATACTACTATTTGGGTTATTGCTCGGTATAGTATGTATGCTAGGTCACGCAAGTCCATGCACAGACAATGAACATGCTTGCGGAACTACTTTTGAAGGAGAAAAAATTACAACTAATAAATAAAAATTATGAAAACAAAAGACGGAGTATTATATTTAGGAAAAAGAGAAAGGGAGGCACTAGAGATTGTTAAAAAACATAGCTTGCAAGATATAAGTTTCAGAGAAGGCGGCTCTTACAATAAACAGGATAAGAGGTCTGATAGTCCAGATTTTCCTTTCGACAAGGTAGAAGCAAGAAAGGCAGAGCTAGGACTAGATGTAATAGATTTCATATTAGAAATAACAAAATAGGATATGAAAAAAATAGAGACAAGATATCATCTAAAAGCAGACCACCCAGAATTTAATAAAAAAAAATGTTATCGTGGTAGTGAGTTCATTCTCGTTGGAGAACATAAACTGCAACAGATAGGTTTTAAGAAAACAGTTTCATTAAATAAAGAGATGTTTGAACTATTGATTGAAAGAAAGTATTTAGAAGAATATGAGTATGTTCTTCCTATTCCAAAAAATGAAGACATCATTGCCGCGAAGGGTGTGAAGATAGAAAAAAGCACGTTTGACTGCTCTCCAAA